TTTCCTGTTTCGCACCCCTTTCGAGGGGTGTGATTTTTTTTTGTTTACGCGTGTTTTTTCTTAGTAGGCGGCGTTCTCACTTGTTCTCACTTGTTCTCACTTGTTCTCACTTGTTCTCACTTGTTCGAAACGGTTCGCAGTGTTTTTTAAAAATTTCAGTATGACAGGGGGGCGGGGGTGTAGGTGTTACTTAGCTTTGTGACTACCTACTGCATACAGCACAGTGTTGTATGCAAGCGACATACAGATGTATGTCGATCACGTCCACAGAAAGGACAAACAGTCATGTCATCAGTCATGAACCAATTCGCTACCATCGCCGCAAGCACAGACGTTGTCTACAACCCAATCATCGAAGTGCTCGACACCGAGACCGTCATCTCGTTGCTGGGCCTCGTGCCCGCTGTCGAGGTCGAGGTCGTGCCCGCTGTCGAGGATCGGCTCGACATCACCTTCGCGGAAGGTGAGTGCGAGCCGTTGGTGGCCACCAACGAACACGGTAAGTTTGTATACCTCAAGACGGCCCAGTGGGCAAAAGTCCGTAGCGGTGATCCAGAAGTTGGTGGGCTAAACAACTTCACGGCGAAGATCGATCTGGTCATGCACTACAATCGCAAGGGTGAGCACACCGGAACCCTTGCGGTGTTCATGACGGAGGAAATGAACAAGTTCACCATGGACGCAATGGTGGACTGGAACCATTATCGCGCTGCAATCAATTGCAGCGATGAGATTGAGTTTCTCAACTGGTAGTCAGTTCACCCTCAACGCTCACCTGAGGTAAAGGATGTGAGAGTTTAGTATTACGAGCTACACAGTGTAGACTCGTCAATGTCCACAGAAAGGACGTGCTGGTATGATCGCTTTGTATGTCATTGCTGCGTTGTTCATTTTGAGCAAGTTGTTTGTGTTCGCAGTGGATATGTACCTCTGGGTGACGATGAATCGGGCCGTGCGGAAAGCAACTCGGTTCAAGCAGTACTACGACATCGCACATCTCCCCGAAGATGCCGAAGACGCGATTCGTCACTGGCGGGAAGCAAGTCGGATCGCTTTTATCCTCAATAAGGAGACTTTGGCCGATTGGTATTATGAGCAGTCAACCAAAGTTGCCCCTGTCCGCGATTACGAGCTCGAACGCATCGAGCGCTTAATCAAGTAGTTCACCTGCAACGCTCACCTGCAGTAGGATGTGAGATGCCGCTGTATAGTGTTATGAAAGGAGGTGATTAGCATGGTTAAGCTGTACCGTCGTCGGTATAAGCGTTACGTCCGCATCTGCGGCGTAATGCAGATGATGTTGCCCAGCACCTACTGGGCGTAGCGTTCGCCCACAACGCCTACCTGTGGTAAAGGATGTAGGATATATAGTATACTTGCGGCGTAGATGTCCTACAGCCGCGTATCGCCGGAGTACCCGGCAGGGAGAACGTCGTGTTTTATTCAATCATTGCGTTGTTGTTGATCGTGGTTGCAGGTTTGGGTTTCTACGTTCGGCACCTCCGTGCTCAAATCCGCCTGATGGCGGTCGAGCACCGCCATCAGGTGCTTAGCCTGCTCGCCGATGCCGAGCGCATCGAGTGGCAGTATCGTAAGGAGCTTAAGGCTGCCAAGGAGAGTGAGAAATGGGCGGCTCAAGCCGCTGCGTACCAAGCGGGATTCAAGGACGGGCTGATGACGGCCAAAAAGGCTGTACGCCAAGCCGCCGCAGCCGCAGCCACTTCGGCCATTGACGAGCTGCTGAAGAAGTAGCCCGTCCGAGGAATGGGCGTGTACCTCGTTAAAAACTCTGCCCACCATTGCGGACGTAGTACACCCGCGACATAGATACTGTACTCTGGCCTACGGGTCAGCGCTCTTGAAAGGAGCACAGGGTTATGGCTAAGAATTTATTGAAACGCGTGGCTAACGGCCGCGCAAAGCGTGCGTGGCGAACAGGTACCACTCAGAGCGAGTGGGTCCGCAATCCGGTGCCTTTGGGCTACCGAATTGCGGGGTTTTGGGCTTTTATGCCCGAGATGGACGTCACGCTGGTAGACCGCCATGGGCGGTTCTACCACTGGGCGGGAGGGAGTGATGCGCCGCGACGGCGCAAGTAAGTAAGTAGTGCCGTGTCCGGTACTCCCGCGGACGTTAATATCGGGGAGTCCATTGTGGGAGTAGTGCACCCACAACAAGTTCTGCACTCCCTGTCAGTTTGACATGGGTCTACACTGTGCTGGCAGTATATCCAGTAAGGAGTACATCGTGGCTATTTCCAAAGCTGAGTTCGCAATCTTCGAGTCCGTGAAGCCCAGTCACATTCGTCGCCACAAGCGGTCGTGGCGATTCGAAAACGGCGTCAAAAACCGTCACTCGTACAAGACGAGCGAGGGTCCGCGCCCCCGTATGGAGGCCCCAGAGATTGGGGAATACGACCGTAAGGTCGTGCCCACGCCAAGTTGGGTGTGGCAGGAAACCACTGCCCGGTGGGGCGTGGTAGTCGAATGTGGAGGAACAGGAACTTTTTTCGTCACAACCGCCGAGCCCGGCTCGGACGGACGCATCAACGTCGACACCCTAGGCGTCATGCCGGGGGTGGTAGCGAAGATAATTGGGGTCTGTGGATACTGGAGATATCACGAAGACAGATGGCCGAGCGTCGGCCATCTGGTATGCTACCGGGAGTATGGCCATAAGCTGTACCCTTGGTGCAGGGAGTTGGCAGTAGATGATAGTGGCACTTTGTGGTACCAAGAAATTGAGGCTTGCAGAGTAAATTTCTATTTCTGATTCTGATTTGAGCTCTCGGTAAAGCTCGTTAAACACCGAGGCACGTACATCGTGTGCGTGCTTGTAGTGTACGGTGGAAGGAGGTAGTATGGACCCACCGTATGGCCGATCGTGTCCCGCTGTAGAGTGCGGGACAGCCCTATGGTTACTCTACCTACTATACATCTACGGCGGGTGTATCTGTAGTATGTCGCCGGTTTATTCTCGGCCAGTAGTCTGCTTCTACTATGGTGTAGGAGTGCTGCCCGGGAATTATTGTTTCCTATAGGAGGGTAAGTGGATCCTAGAGCAAAACGTGATTGGACCCACGAGGATGGCTACACAGTCATCGAAGCCACTGTCATTCGACGGGTGGCCACACTCGAACCGCGGTCATTCACTTGCACGATCGTCGTGCATCGCGTGATGAGCGCGGCACAAGCACGTCAGGAATTTGAGTTCACGCAGGACGACGACAACGTCCGTGTGGCCTCGCGTGTGGAGTCTGCATTTCTTGCCTATTCGCAGGCAGAGGTGCAGGAGATCGTCAATGGGCGAAGTACAATGACAGGGCCGGGGTTTCTGGCCAAGTACAAGCGCCGCTAGTATCTCCCTATGCCTGCGTGGGTGAGTATGCAGGAGTAGTAGTCGTACGCTAGACAGAAAGGAATCTAACATGCGTACAATCAGTGCTGGTATGGGGTTCGGGCTTGCCATCGTCAACGGCAAGCTCACGGGCTACGGCATTGCCGTGCCTGAGTTCAAGTGCGACACCGTTGCCGCTGGTGCGGTCGGCGTGGCAGCCGATACGGCCAACGGCGTGGTGAAGGCGTTCACGCGCCGACCGTCGGCCCAGTTGGAAGCCATGGTGGCCAAGTTCCACGAGGTAGTTACCTCGATGGAGCTTTACACCGTGTCGGACATCGCAGTGTCCGACCGTGCCATTGGGATCATCGGCATGGGCCGGTACGGCTACCGCTTGGCGGTGGTCGGATACACCGGCCTACCACATCAGTCCGTTCCGTCAGACCTCGAAGTTGCAGTAGGTGATGAGTCATTCGTCCCCACTGCGGGGTCGACTGGCTGGCTGTTGGCAGTGAAGTCACCTCGCCACTGGCAGGTGACCAATGCTGTGCGTGACCTCACCGTCACCAACAAGTGGTTGTATTCGGCCACGGGGTGGAAAGCCCCATTCAGTCACTACACTCCGGATGCGGAGTTGGAGTGGTTGGAGTTTGACGGCGGTCACTGTGTAGCGGCATATGCCGACTATGTGGCGACCGTAGTCGATGGCACGTTGTACGCGCCAGCGACGATGGTCAATCAATACCAAGTGCGGTACATACCCACTTGGCACGGGTGGGCCGAAGTGGTCTTCGGCCACCAGTGCGGCATGGGCCGCGCGGTGAATGGTCAAGTGTATTTCTGGGGTACGCAGCCCCAGTAGAAATACCGTGGAGTCGAGAGCAACCACGTTAAAAGACTTTCAGTGTTATAGTGTATGGAGGTTTGCCATGAATTACGAAGTACCCCGCCCATTCTTGATCGTACCGCAGATCGTCTGCGGTAAGTTGCAGGTCGGAGTCTGGTACAAAGAAATCCCCTCGTACGACTCGGCCGAGTGGTGGTCGACGAGCAGTTTGGAAGTCGCGATGCAAGATGCCAACCGCATCGCAACCGAAACCGGCATGCCCGTCTACGTGATGGAGAGTTGTGCTGCAGGATTTTGGATCATCGCAAAGGCGGTGATGTAATGTTCAGCGTTCGATCACACCCGGACTTTCAGTGGCAAGCGTGGGACATCCCCACGTACAAAAAAGCTTGTACCGTGGCCAAGGAACAGTCCAAGGCCTACCCGCAAATACCGTTCTTGGTTATAGACCGCACCAACTGGGTGTGGGCTGCCTACCGAAACGGTAAGGTTATCTCGGGATTTTTACCATATCAGCTGTGGTAGAATTCCCCCACGGAGTTGGGAGTAACCGTGGTATAATAACTTCCAATTAAGCGAAGGAGACCAACATGGCCATCGAATGGAAACAGGGTGAGTGGAGAAACGAGACTTTCTTGAACAACCGGCTGCCTCCAATAGGAGGACCGATGTTGCAGGTTACGCCACAGTTACTTCGCAACCTAAACCCCAATACGCCGATTGACCCATCCGGGTATGTGGCATACTGGATGGTGGAGAACTTCACATGGTCACCGGTAAAATGTGAGGTCGTAGTGCACACGAAGAAATACGTGCGGCACTACGATCTCCAACTAGTTCCCCTGAGGGATCTGAAGTGGAACGGGGATAACAACGTTGAGCGTGCAATCGCCCGATTATTCCCCGAAGCCGTGCAGGTCACGGTCTGGTGGCGTAGCTGGTTCATGGATCGAACGCCGTCTACCGTCGAATACTCGCGACGCTGCAAGGCGTCACATTTGATTGGAGAGGTATGATGGAAGGTCAAATGAAGGTACGAGTGTACCGCAACTTGCACAAGAAATGTTTCTCGGTGCAAACCAAAGTCAACAAGCGGTGGAAGGTCACCGCACACGTAGACGAGATTCGTCTGCGTGACGTTAGCTTCCTCGTTCACAAAGGCGGCCACAAGCGCTACCTGCGGGAGCGCAGGAAAAATGTCCACGCATTCGTGTGTGGCACTGTGGTCGACAGCGTAGGGCCAGTGCCCACGTCTGTCTACTACTCGGCGGAAGTAGGATATTTTCACACCCGTATGGGTGTGATGATGTCCACCATTGACGAGGCATATCTCGTTGGTGGTAAAATCTATACATCGGACATCTATTAGTCCATACGGAGCAGGTAACCGTATAACCTTGCAGTTTATTGTAGCGGAGGTAGACATGAAACTCTCACTCAAGTATATCATAGTGGATGGAAATGGTCGTGAACTGGAAGCTATTGTTGAGCAGACTATCTTCGATGCTTACATGCTTCCATCCACAGCCTACGAATGGGCATGGAATTTGGTAAAGACCCAACGATGGGAGTACGCGAGTAAGTGGATTTTAGAAGTCAATGGGAACGTCTTGGACATTCCCGAGTGGGGTGTCAAGTTTGTCCATGGGTCATGTCCAAACGGATTTAGTGTGGAAGATGGCGGGATAACTGAGACAACCTTTTGGTTAACAAAGCCTTTCACTCCCTTCACAGTTGAGGAGATCAACTTGGTAGAGAGAGAATGGTCGTCTTCTGAAGACGATCAGTGGGTTCTTAAAGATGCGGGCATGCCAACGGGCGGGGTTCTCATTACCCGTGAATATCCAATAGGCCACCCAGCAATTGAACTGAGCTGCTATGTGGCTGACATACTACCGTACGGGCGGCCATATAACCGCTAGTACTATCTGGAATAGGTAACCAGTCAACCTTATACGTGTATAATGATGGAGGTTTACTATGACTAAGTTCCAAGTATCGGAAAAGGCACAGCGAAAATTGCGCGTGCTGTTGGCAAAAGCCGAGGTGTTACTTGGCGAGATAATTGCCAAAGAGCGAAAGAGCTCGGAGGCATTTGTCCCCTCACCGGCAGTCACACAGGTGGCGCTAGACCTGTATGCCCTCGGGTTTGAGGCCTTCCAAGCCACTGATTTGAGCATTTTTCACTGGGCGGATGGCTTTGAAGGTACTTTGTACAGCCTTACTCACAGCGTTACTGAGGCATTACAACAATGCCCGCAGCAAGTAAAATTACTACGCAAACTAAAGTTGGCGGTCACTCGTATAGACGAGTGGCATACTGCGTTTATCGCTGATGCGCCCTCGCCACGTACGGCGCTCATCGGCGAGGGTTATGACTGTCCCCCGGAGTGTATATTCCACCCGGATCATCCCGGGTTGGTATACGCTAAGAAGTAGCCCACACTGAATAGTGCAGATGTAACAGTAACTTTCTGCATAGTAGTTATGGAGGGTATCATGAGTGAATTTAAAGTCATTAGTCCGTACAGCACTCGTCGCGATGCGGTCTTGTATGACCGTATGGAAACCATGCGCGAGGTGCGTTCACGCCTCGCAGAGGGGCTACACGCACTGGTAGTCAAGGACGACACCCATGTCGTCTATGCGGACACCCCGCACTGGCCATATCTGTTTTCGATCGAGCTGCCTTCTGGTACATGGATCGACACATATCGGCCCAGCTTCACCGACCCCGCAGGGGACGTGGGCACGCTAGCGGTTATCGACCTCGCGGCGGTCGACCATTTCGTGCAGGCCATCAAAGGCTTGTGCGAGACCGAGATGGGTCTCCGTAAGAAAGAGTCTGTTGAGGGGGAATATCTGGATCCCGAAGTGATCCACGATCGTTTGTGGCGATCAGGCTATTTATCCACGATTGGCCTGTCGCAGCAGGTATGGGTACAGGGGTACCCGATAGAGTTGGAAGACTGGCTCAATATCGTCTTTCAAGGAGTTGCAGTCTTTTCGAATCACACAGTAACTATACTGTAGTGATACTGAGTAAGGCGGAGGAAACAGTAACTTTCCGTCAGTTTTATCTATAGGAGGCTCACAATGAGCGACATGCCAACACGCGAGCAGATGGAGCAGCTGTACGATGCGATGGCCGAGAAGTGCACTGAATTTACCGGTGTACTTCAGCAGGTGATCCGGGACAAGGCCATGGCGATGGAGAACGGTTACGAGTGGGTCAACAACGTCATGCCCATCATCGAGCGTATGATCCCCACGGATGGGGACGGATCACAAGATCGTGTTCAGGACTACACCGGGTACTCCAAACGTTCGTTTGTGGAGGGTCTAGAGTACGACGTCGAACGGCAGTTGCTATTTGACGCAACGCGGTCAATCACGGCTGTGGATAAAGACGGAAACGAACAGCAGTACTATGTGGTATTTGGATTTGTGTATGACGAGGGGAAGACTCTTCATCGCATGCACGATGAAAACTATCGCCGGGATGGCATTGGGTACTGGGTACCCGAAGATGCCGACGTTGGCTACGCACTTGACGAAGTGTATACGATCGCGTCAATAGACTAGTCCACACTGAGTAGCGGGGTAACAGTAACTTGCCGCTAATTATTCTTTTACAGGAGGTTATCATGCGAGAAATGATCAAGGTTGCAACGATTCCCTTCGATTTTTGGGTTTCCGAAGATGGGTCTATGGGTAATGATCGGATTATCCTGTATAACTGGCCCCAAGGCGGGATGGAGGAGGAGGAGTCAGTCGAGGTAGATCGGATATTAGAGTACGAGCGTTTTTCAGACCTTGTCGAATGGGCACGTTCTCGTGGAATAGCCTATGCCCTTTCAGAATTCAATCAGGAAAAGAGGGTCTGGGAACTGAACGTGTACGCACCTAGCAGCACGTAGTTCCCACTGAGTAAGGCGGAGGAAACAGTAACTTTCCGTCAGTTTTATTACAGGAGGTCTACTATGACCAATCAGATCGCTCCAGAGTTGTTGGTAAAGATCGGTCGACTGCCCGGTATGCGCTACAAGTATCACAAGCAGGATGGCCATATCCTGATTGTCGATACAGCGGCAGGCCTCGCTGACCGTGTAATGGTATTCGGCAACGGCGCTCGTGCCCTCGAGCACTTGCATATGGCAGTTATGGCCACTGAGGGTGTTCTTGCCCATATGGGCTACGAAGACCCTGCGTCAGGAAACATCCACGTCAATCGTTGGGTGCAGGTACGGTTCGACAAGCAGGAGCTAATTGACTATGGCATCGATCCTGATGCCCTCAAACAAGCTCTCACGGCAGAAGGTAATCAAATTATATCAGACAACGCATCCCCGTACTTTCACCGCCATATTCGATATCTGGATGACCCAGAAAAGATAGTGCGGGTCAAATTCTCTCGAGAGGGGCACACGGAGAGTGAGGAAGACAGCGACGTCTTTTTCTTCGGAGTTCACCCGCTTGACGTCCCTCCGGGCATGAGCTCGGCTGTTGGGGGTTGGGAGATCGTCGACTACTAAGTCTTTCCGAACGCCGAGGATGGTCGTCGACGTACTGAGGATTAATTCCCACTGAGTGACGGAGTAACAGTAACTTTCCGTCTTTTGTTTAGGAGGTTGCTATGAGCAACAAAGAATTTATGACCGCATTTGACGTAGTAACAGAGCAGCTAGTAAAAGCGATTGAGTCCGGTGCAGAGACCGGCAAGTGGGTACGACCGTGGGTCAGTGAAGCCAATCAACGGTTTACTGATGGATACGTGTACACCGGCTCCAACCAGTTTTTTCTTTCGCTTTATCGGTTCATTTCCACGCAGGGTGGGTACGCAGGCAACCACCCCAAACTCAAAGAGGCGTACGAGCGGTTGGCTGGCACGCACCTCACGCAGTACTGGGGGGCATTCGACCAGTGGAAGGCGCAAGGCGCCACAGTAAAGCTCGGTGCCAAAGGGTTCCCATTGATTCGTCAGGTTACGGCCAAGAGGAAAAACAAGAAGGAGGACGGCACTGACGACTTTTTTCAATACTTTACCTCGTACGTGGTATTCAATTCCACGCAAGTCGAAGGTTGGGAACCACCTGTCAATCGTGTGGAGACCGACGAGCAAATTCGCTCAAGATTTCGCACAATGATTGCTCGCCACAACATCAAGGTGACACACGGTGGGGATCGTGCGTTCTACCTACCGACTGAGGATAGCATCACGCTACCTCCGGTCGAAAGTTTTCCGGTCGAGGACGATTACTGGTCCACACTCGGCCATGAAGCAATTCACTGGACCGGCCACGAATCGCGACTGCAGCGCATTGATCCGGATAATCACCGTGGTGACACATACGCATTCGAGGAGCTCGTTGCTGAACTTGGGTCGGCGGTGTTGGCCACTCAGTATGGCATCGAGGTAGCGAGTGATGCAAACATTCTCGCATATCTCGGCGGCTGGGCCAAGCGGATCAAGGAGGATAAGACGGCTGTCCGCAAGGCCATGAGTTTGGCAATCAAAGCCGCTCAGTATCTAGAGAAGGGAGGTGAATAATGTATATAACATGGCGGTTGGAAAACGCCGAGTGGGTCTCATGCTCCGAGGTGACACTCGAGCGTGGGGCTCAGGTCGTTCTCAACCAAGTCTTTGCACCGGAAATGGTCGAAGACTTGGTTGTTGAGTCCCCTGACAACTACGTACCGTTGGGTCAGTACAGGCCAGCGTACGACCTTCAGGTGAATTTCACACTGAATGGTGAGCCGTGTGCAGTAAAGATGCACGTCTGGGAAGTTCCGAGAACGACTCCAGATCCTACGTATCTGATGCTCCACGAGCGTTACATACGGTAGGCGGCACGAGTGTGAGGGTAACGTACTTCTCACGTATTGCATGGAGGTGACATGACCGATTACGAGACATGGCTGTTACTGCAGTTTAAGCTGACAGGTCCAAGCCTGTATCAGCTAGGCCATAATCTGGCACTGCTGCGGTATTTCGTCAAGACGTCCACACTCGAGCGGCCGGGTGTGGCGTACCTGCATTGCCGCCTTCTTCCCGACGGTTCACGTCCTGTGCTCGAGCACTGGGACTCGGGCAAGAAGATCTGGGTCAACCCTGAGTACAAGTTTCTCATCAAGACTACTCAGGACGCCATTGAGCAGCGGTTCACTTTGTTTGGCTACCACAAAGTATACAGTCGCTTGCTCAACATCCACGACTACGAGTTGTAGTCACACTGAGAGTAGAGGTAACAGTAACTTTCTACAGTTTTCTATTAGGAGGTCAATCATGACCAAGAACAAAACCCCAAAGGCCAAAGCACCTAAGACCCCAGTGCCACCAACACCGGTCAAGTTTGTGGCAAAGTCGGCCAACGACAAGTTGATCGGTAGCCGCGACTACCATGCGTCGACGTCGTACTCGCCGGTTGGGCCAAGCTGCCCAACGACTTGCTGGTACCACCCCAGCAGTGACTTCATTCACTTGCGGCCCAAGGGTTTCAAAGGCTGCTACGCGGCCAAGGGTCATTCAGCTTTCTCCACACGGCCTGAGGCGTTTGCGGGTGCCGATCTCGATCGTGCAGGGCTTGCCCTTGTGCAGTCACGTATTGAGCGTGCACTGCTTGCTCATGTTGCAGGTGACGGGATTATCGACATCTTCCGCTGGCATACCGGCGGCGATGTTCTGCACCCTGATTCCGGTGACGTGTGGGTTGACCACGTCAACCTGATCTTGCAGACAGCCGAGCGTTGCCTTGAGCTTGGTATCCCGTTTATCGGGTATACGGCGTGCTGGCGCCTTGCTGACGCACAACCGCTCAAGGACGTGTTCCTTGCGTCTGTACAGACATTTGACGACGCACTAGAGGCATTGGCCATGGGTTGGCAGGTTGCCCTTGGCGTTATGCCCGAGGATTACGAGGCTGCGTTGCAGTTCCTGCGTGATCACGGTGCACGCGTATCGGGCTGTCCCGAGCAGCACGGTAAGGCCGACTCGTGTGCAGAATGTGGTATATGCGCGGTCGTTGATCCGGACAAGATCCACCCACATAAGTACCCGCTGTATATGCGGTATCGTAAATTCGCTCGGGTACACGGCATACTAAGCTCTGTAGTGTTCGTCAATCATCCGTAGCAATACGCTGAGTAAGGGGCAACAGTAACTTCCCTACGTCTATCTTATAGGAGGTCTATCATGTCAGATCGTGTACAGGCTTTTCACGCCAAGTTCAGCATCATCGGTCCTCGCGAGGCGCAGCATCGTCTTAGCAAAGGAGAAGAGGTCTGGTCGTGCGGCTATGCTGCCGACACACTTGAGGATGAGGATGGCGAGCCGTCATTCACTACTATCACACAAGACGACGTTGCTGATTGGACTACTAAGGAGTTCAATGAGATTGGCCCGTTCTCAGCTGACTCGAGCACCAAGTACTACGAATACAAGGTGCGGTACGAGGCGTGTTACGGTAATCACATCACATTTGTCGAGGTTCAACTGTTCAGCGACGTTGGTCCACAATCGGAGAAGGCGAAAAGCTCCCCGCGTTATTTTGCACTAGAGTTGTTAGAGGCCGCGGTTGCTCTGCACATGTCGTACACTGGTGCCTCCAAGCCAGATAATTACTGGCTAGACGATTGGTTCGAAGCGATTTAGTGTATACTGAGTAAGGGGTAACAGTAACTTCCCTTTTGTATTTTATAGGAGGCTATATGCCAAACATCATCGAAAACTACTTGGAGTTGACGTTCGCACAGACGGAGAACGACCGTCGTATGACTACGCTTGTGGCCGAGATTGAGAAGGGTAACTTCTTCAACTATCTTTGGCCAATTGCACTTCATACGGAGAGTCTCAAGCGGGACTTCTTCGAGGAGGAAGAGAAGATGCGTCGAAACGCGTGCATTCGCCAGTGGGGTACGAGACAGGACGCGTACGACGTCATCAACACGACCGTTAGCAACGTATGGTATCTACATTATAATTGCTGGCAACCAACGCTGTGCGTAACATTTTCCACAGCATGGAGTGCCCCAATCGCCCTCTACCGCAACCTCGTACCAATGGGATACGACATATACGCGGAGTTTTATGACGCTGGCGACGCAACTGCAGGAGTTTTTAAGACAGTCGATCGCGTGTTGTTTGAGGCATACGCAACAGATGTCACAAATCCGAATGATCCTGTTCGCAAAATGGTGGATCATCGATTCGGCATCTCGGAGTACGAGCAGATGCAGCGAGATGAGGCATTTAGCGAGTAGTCTGTAGCCAGCACTCTCACACCCTGAGTAGAGGGTAACAGGGATAAAACTTCTCTCATCAATAAAGGCGGCCATTCTTTCGAGAGTCTCCGCCTGCATATGATGGGGGCCCATCTTATATCCAGAGTAGTCTGGCCGTATAAGAGGGGGCCCCCTTTTTTGATGCTCGATGTGTGCAAGAGTGGCCCGGGGAAAGCTTTCCCCCAGCCGAGGGGTGCGGAGGGGAGTCGCGCTTCGACTGGCGCGATTTTCGGTGCGATCGCTGCAAACATGCGCGCAAGTGTGTAAATAATATTCAAAACAACATTACCGAACTAATGTTGCTTTAAAACATGGCCAATCGTCGATTTAGGCATCACAATGCGCTAAAACGCTGTAGACATAAAAGTTATAAATACTTACAGTGTCGTTTTACCCCTGCTTTTCGCATTACACAGGACTTTCTGGCCACTTTTGTATTATTTTCGAGCATATTTCACACCTTCACTGTCAATGTGGATAACTTTATGTCAATGTTTACGTAACAGTTTTGATATTGTGGATAACATGTGGATAACTTTATGTATAGTATCTGCGCTTGCGTCAACGATCGCGCTGGCCACAACATAAGCGATTTGAGGCTTTTAAATGCGGAATTCTTAAACGAATGCGGGAATTATATCATACGTAGTTTTATGCGAATGTCCAAATGTCCGGACAAAGTAACGAACATGGCCAACCTGCACCCTTAAAACATATACCCCAGATCATATGCATAGGCTCTTTTTCTCAATAAAAAAAAACACTGCACCTTTGTGAAGAGGTGCAGTGTGAGGGATAGTGCGTGATCAATTGTATGAGGATAATGCTAATTGTTCTTCTTGTTATTGGATATACGTTGTACTCGTATTAGCAGTACCTCGCCGGAATTCATTTGCACTCGATAGATGAATCCTTTCGTTGAATACTCCCGCCGGATTGAATACACGTCACACTTACAATGATGCTGTGCTGCAAATAACGCAGCGTGACCTCTATGTGGCCGATGCTGGTCATTGGGAATATCCATGATGTACGACGTACCGTAAATAAACGCTTCATACTGCGTGGTACTCATCAACAATCTTCCTTGGGTTCTGGCCCTACGGTATCAATGTACGTATGCGCCCACTGAATTGCGTCGTCTCGCGTGTTTAACGCGGCGTATATGTACTTGCCAATTATCCAGCATTTAATAGACATGATCCAACGTCCAGTGCTTGTCTCTATAATCTGATACGCGGTATTGTTGTGTGTTAGATGCTCGATGTGAATTGCAATCTCACTCATAAGTGTTACTCCTCTATGTTAACTCGCAAAATACGCCGGGCAACTTATCGTACAGATTGACATCCGAGCACACGATTCGCAGTAGTTGTGATGGATCATCAAAATTCACAATCCAGCAGCGGTTCAGCTGTAGGAGTGGTTCAAATACTGTGGGCATAAACCGTGTCTCTTGCGTAAGTTCTATCCATCTGTATGGTGTTGTCTCTGTATCGATAAATTCCTGAAGTACGCCCGGGACTTTATTCTGATCACCCTGCTGGTGAAAGTAGTACCGATGCACGTTTTGAAGTTCATTCGCTATCAGCTCCATATTCTTTTGGTAAAACGGCCGATACCGTGTAAGCCGGTCATACTCATTCCTTCTCATAAAGTCTACTCCTGCTCCTTCTCATGCTGCTTGGCCAATTCCTTCATAATAGCCTTGTAGAAGTAGTCATTCTCCTCAAGTCGCGCTGCTGCTTCTTCCATCTGCTCGTTTGCGTGAAAGTCGCAGAGAATGGTGTGAGTGCGTGATATTTCACACCCACACTTCTTCTTTTTACGGTCCGCCATAGTAGTCCTCTTTCTTTGTATTGTTCTTATCAGTATATGCGGCGATTGAATCTTTCTCGATCTGATTGTACTTGTGCATTAATTGGGATATAGTACTTTTTGTGGATTCAGACACAGTATCCCGCGGGGTTATCTTCTCAGCCCACGAATGCAACTCACGTACTGCCTGCGCGCGCAGCGTCTGAATAACTTTGGCCAATCCTTCTGGCGTGTCTGCATCACGACACGGTACTTCAAAAAGCATGATATACCGTCCTTGATGCACAAGGACTACTGCACCAAATGGTACTAAGTCGTCAAATCGCGATACACTAATAAGCAATCGTAACTCAGTGCTAAGTACGTGCCGTTCCTCATAACTAAATGTGTTACTCATATAGTTCCTTCCTCCTCCGTTGAATCAATAAGACGTTTGATGTACTCTTCGTCATAACCAATTGGATCTTCATCACCAGTAACCCCCGGGACTTTCTCTTCGGGTATAGGCGCGGTCACAATACTATCCCCCGGGCCACTTCTCCACAAATTCCCTTCAATAATATACCAACGATCTTCAATACCTTGCGACTCATTCCACATATTGATAAGCTCTACGGTAATATCCACTAGATATGGCCGTAAGTACTCATCAAGCACTGCGTCCTCAATCTGAAGCGAGACGTGCTGGGGTACTGATAATGAAAGTACCCCCATAATCACGCTTGTCCACTCGGGATTTTTTAAGTCCTGTGCATGAAGTACCTCTACCATTAGAGTTCCCCTGTATATGTCATTAGATCCTTGAGTGTTGCTACTCCTTCCTTTTCAGTCTGCGGTAGTTTTGCCTCGATCTCCTGCAGAAACAAGATAGGATCACTACCTTCATACACGTTAACATAGTAGTCTAAGTAATTATGAGTCATTTTTGCTGCAGTGCTAATGCGGGAAAACAACTCCTCACGTTGTCTAATCTCATCAATGGTATACTCCATTGCAATGAGGCTGGTTCGTGTCTCAGTAGCAATTGACTCGATAATAGTGGTCAATCGCTCCAAGTTCTCTATGTCTATGATCATTTGTCCCTCCCGAACGACCACGCTGCCAGTGGTAACTTTGCTGGAGTCTCTGGCGCGATGTATACGTTAATTATACGATAATTACTGTAGAAATCTTCCTCAGTAAGCGGGCCAATCTCTGTTGGTGGCTCATCACCTTGTTCAGCTACCTCTCCCCCCTCGTCAACTGAGAGAAATGGTACAAGTGTACCAATATGTTCATAAGCATCAGGAATAGCCTCCCCGGCCACAATTAAACACACGGTACGCTTAACTATTGTCTCCATGGCAGGATTGTAGTGTACATGGAAGTACACAAAGTTTGCGTACTGCTCTACACTGACAGTTGATTTACTCGGTAAATCGACACTTACCTCACTTGGCCACGACTCATCACGAAAATCGAAAAAAGGTTTAATAGCGAACGTTTGCATTACCGCACCTTTTTAATAAACGCGGTGAGATCGTTGATCCATCCTTGCGAATTGGGGTCACTGGCTGTACCTTTTGACATATCTTGTCGAAGAATCCAAAGCATATCCCAGATTTTTGACCACACGAGGTCCGCAATTTCTTGTTTGGATAGCGATTGAGCTGGCTTCTGGGCCTCTAACTGCCGAATTTGATTTTCTAAATCATCGATGCGATTTGCAAGCGTGTTCACCTGACTTGTAAGTGTCGCAGCACTATCGCCAGCTGCTACCGCACGATTGGCCAATGTGGTTGCAGTTTGAATAGCAAGCTTCATCTCTGCAACTTGTGCATCATTGATGTTAACAGTGGTACCCGAGACTGCTGACTCAGCAGGAATAAACCCGGGAAGTTCAAAATAAAAAATCGGTGCATTATACCCTCGTCCATTTGACGGGTCGGTAAATACGACCATCATTTTCCCGTCTACAGAAATTAAAGAAATATTTCCCGGGGCAAAAAACAACTGCTGTGCTTTTTTGCCTACCTCTATCTTCCACAAACGAGTACCCCACGGGCCACTTCCACGCAGATTTCCTACCGTCGTAGTATAGATCGCCCCTGTCTTGTCTACTGCAAAAGTTGGGGTCGTTGCCCCATACGTCCCCATTTCCAAGGGAATTTGTACTGGTTTCATTCGTGTCCTCCTTAGTTAACATTGACAATAAATTCGGCAATCTTTGCGATTGCCTGTGCGTACGTTTTGCCGGGATACGCCCAGCGACCGTTTAGATCTACCCATTTCGTTGCAATACCTAGTAAATTTAAACGCTCCAAAGTCGTGTATCGCGGCGAGCACTTCGCGAGATACTGCAGCTGAGAAATCATCACGCCAGCATACGACGCTGTAGGCTTAACTGCGTACGCAAGTAAGTGTGCATATTGAGCAAAAATACCTGCTTCGGGAGTAAGCCACTTACCACCCTCAGCACCGTCATTGGTTGCGCCAATACCGGCCGGATTATAATTCTCCAACCACCGTCTGGAGGTAAACCACCCTGTCTCGTGAATAGCTTGAGCAAACGGCATAAGATTGCCAATTAAGGAAATCTCCCCCATTACCACGTACGCCGTAACAATTCGGCTTACGTCTTCCGATCGCAGTGTTTTGTTCTTTGCTGTAAGCGCAGTCTTCATTTTAGATGCATCAACATTAGGCCCATTGATAATTAAGCAGTTAGCTAAGCGAATTGACTCTGTCATAAAACCTCCTTATTTGGTGCCGAAGACGGGAGTCGAACCCGTACGAGGTCCCCCTCAACGGTTTTTAAGACCGTAGCGTCTGCCATTCCGCCACTCCGGCAACTATGAAATAACTAGGAAGGATTTCCCTTCCTAGTTATTATACACTATCGTTACAGTTTTTGCTATTCTCTGTCTGGCGGTGTGCGGAGATAGTTGTAGTATCCGAGATACTCATCAAGGCAAAGATGACCCCCAAATGAAGCTGCTCGCTCCGCAAGTATACCATCCGCGCAATAATCCATATCGAATCGAAGGTGTTTCATTAACCGACCGCGAACCATGTAACAGGAAGTATCAATATTACCCACACGAGGGTTTGGTGAAGGTGGTAGGCGAACCGATCCGTTTTTCCATACTTGTCCCCAACTAATCATGTTAAGTCGCTCATCCTGCAACCTAATCACACGATTGAACCAGCTTGGGTGAATGATATTGTCGTCATCTAGAATATACACCCAGTCTAAGTCATCAAAAGTCATTTGATCAAGAGCGAAGTTTCTATTCGGATTGCCCGCATGCCCAGTAAAAGGGGAGCGATAAAGCGTTATCGCTGAGTTATAGTTAGCAGGATCAGAAATATGAATAGGTATATCAAAGCTAATATTAGCATTTGCTTGTGTAGCATCTAACACAATTACCCAAGAACACGCAGTAGGCACAGTTGGCCGCATTATGTTTAAATTTTCTGGCCGTGTGCAGGGTGTAATAATATGAATCATCGAACTTTCCTCCTAATCAACTAAGCTTTTCATAAACTCAGGATTACACCTGTTAATTTGGTGCAGAACAATGTAGAGTTCCCCGACATCATTGACTATTTTATTATCTTGAACATTCAAGCTATCAAAAACAACACTATCTAATGTTAATATCTGAGAGTCTCTGTGCGGTAGAATTTTTCTAGAGTGTGCGTCTATGTAGTTGTAGATATAAATGTTATACAATCCTTGATCGAAGAAATCTTTAGAACCCGATTTTCTGCGCTGCACGCCGAGATAAAATTGCAAACAGTTTATTATACCTGAGTACGTGCCTAAGATTGTACCGGCACACACAACTGGCTGATTTTCAAAATTGTTGTTATTGTATTCGGCTACAGAGGATGCGTGCTCAATCCAGTATCTATTTAAACCTGAGCTGCCATTGTCTCTATCTGAAAGTATGTTACACTCAGCAGCACAGTAAATTTGCTCGTCAAACTGAATTGAAAAAGGATCCCCTTGAAAAATAACATCGTCTAGATCGCAAAGCATTATTTTGTCAATTTTTTCACTACCCCACTTTTCGAGTATTTGATGATAGATCTCGTATCGATGCAGCATCAAATCATAGTTAAAAACGAAATCGCTGTAAATATCGAAGTTATACTCGTTGCATAGATCCTCTAATTCTTTAAACAGCTTCCCTCTTTCGCATAGTATAATTACTTTGCAATCTTTATTGTGCTTTCTTAAGCTTTTCGCAAAGTAATATATCCCGCCTTTACTAGTTTTTAAACTATTATACCCGCTGTATACACCAAAAATAACATTCATTTTTTTTGTCTAACTCCTTATGTTTGTCTAAAAGTAACTGGTGCCGGTGGCGGGACTCGAACCCACAACTTACTGCTTAGAAGGCAGTTACTCTGTCCATTGAGTTACACCGGCAAAAAGAATGCAGCATCTACGCTGATGCTGCATCCCCTTACTACGCTTGCTGAGTTACTTCTCCAGCTGCTTCAGCACGCTTCTCTTCAAGAATCATCTCTACTTCCTCAACGTCCAGCGATTGTAGCACCATGTTATAGATACCAGTTGTACATGTCACACAAAAGCTGACCGGAAGAATACCCAACCACCCCATGATACCCCACTCATCTTCGTCAAATTCAGTGGAGCAGACACTACACGCTTTACCGTACGGATGCATAGGATCAGTAGCGGGATTATACTCCGGTACTACTACGGGCACATTCATTTCTTCACTCATCTTATTTCCCCCATTTACCGCGGCGGTAGATTAGCATAATAATCGCGTAGCTGGCCAAATCAAGAAGTGTGTCTTCAATTGGCTCATTCTTCGGATCTTTTGCGTTCCGCAGTGACCCCGTCGTAATATCCCAACCCAACAAGTTCATTAACCGTGCCATCTTGTCCCAGAGACGCACCGTAATACCAATTTCTCCGACCCCATTGATGTTTGTAGGGCTGTAATCGGCGGTCTTTGCAATGTGTAATCGCAGTAACTGCTGAAGAATGGCCTCAAACTCCGCACGCTGTTTTGGGTACGCCTCATACGCATCAACACGTATGAGCTCCGCTGTGTGCTTTGACTCCATAATCACTCCTCTCCTTTCCATGCGTTTTGTGGATTAAACTCAGGTTCCCCAAGAACAGGAAAAACCGACACCACAATCTCCCAACACTTCGTAGCCACTTCACGATGTTCCTTCTGTGTCTCAGGCCCCATGCGTACATAACAGTAATGTAACCATGACCGTAGCGTACCATTCATGTAGATACGAGACATCGTGTTCCCCTCTGGAAGTACAACCCGGGCCAATTCTTTTGCGATTCCAGCTTCAAGCGCCCAGTTATATTGCTCATGGGCGACGTCAATGACGCGTGCCTGACGCCGTGCCCACTCTTCCCGTAACCATTCGCTCTCAGGACCATCAGGAAGCTCGATGCTGTTCTGACGATTAGTGTTGTCCTGTAAGCGTGCCTCTCGCAATTCTTTACCAAGCTCCAACGGACTTGTGTACCGTTGACTCAGCTCCTGAAACGCAAAGCTTCGATGCCGTAAAATCTGCCGTGTGATGTCACGCGGCGCAACAATCTCAATGACTAAGTTAACCATCTCTAACGGCGAGTAGTGTTTCTTTCGGAGCAAGTATCGCCAAAGACGTTTGCTTGTTGCGTGATTCCCTTGATTCTTAGGGTTGCTCACTCGAGCTAAGTACGTAACAAACTCCTCAATAGAGATTGCTGCGTCCTCTGGCTGCGTTTTTCCTTGCAGTTTTACATACATCAGCGAGTCCCCCACAGTACTAATGGATTAAGCGAAAACCAATCAGCGATCTTTAATCGCTCCGATACTTGCGGCGTGATTTCTCCGTTGAGAATCTGCCACACGCGCTCGACAGAAACATCCATGAATTCTGCCAAATCTTCTGCCGTAGTCCCTGATTCAGCCAGCTCCTGAAGTAAAAGTTGACTTGTACGATTAGTCTTGACCATAGTATACCTGTGCGTAGTGGTGACGCATTGCAATCTCCTGCAGCGCTTGATATTCAGCAGTACGCTGGTCTTCTTCTGGGTGCCCTTGCAGGTAGCAGAAACGACAAATACCGTCGTACTGATTTTCATCAATAACATCGCCGCATTGCTCACAATAATCACTCATCACGATACCCCTTTCGTAAATACGTTAAATACTCACACGCTGTCTTCAGGTTAGATGAGTACCAGATACGACCGTCCGGATGAAAAATCACTGCACCACAACCCGTCGTAACTGTCTCTGCGTACCCTAACTCTTTCGAATACGAGTCAAATCGCTTGTACGCTCCTGTAAGTATAGCAAGTTTCTCACGTCCGTGCCGAAAAAATGGCCGCATTAACGTACCAATGTGCGTGTGACCGCCCACGCCAATGTCAAACGGATTGCTCATGCGGTCGTGACCAACCTCAATACCGTGAGTAGGGTTAAAGACACTGCTGTACTTCCATTGATGGCGGACAAGCACATCCCACGCGGCGGGCCCACAGAAGAGCGTCACACGCGTCTCGTATGGATCGTACAGTACATGCGTATCACCAAGCAACTCAGGAATCAAATCAAGGCCCGAAATCTTCTTAGTCCAGTTGTCATGGTTGCCAGCAACAACTAACAGTAACTTTTGGTGGATTTTACGAAGCCAGCTGCGAAAGATATTGATTTCGAACTGAAAGTTCCCGGCTTGACCTCGCTGAAGCGCCTGTAACTTACCCACAATCCAGTTGTCAATACCATCACCGTGGAAAGCGGCGTACATTCCCGGAGTATTGACAATGAGGTTGGTGTCTTGAAGAATAGCCTCGTAGTCAGTCCCCGCGTTACCCAAATGGAGATCACTTAGAAAAGCAATTCCAGTAGGCTTCTCCCCAAGATAAATATGTTGGCTGTTTTTTGCATCGTGATGCTCCTTCGCAGTTTTAAATGCCTTGACGCCAATAGCAACCAATTCCTCAAACTCACTGTCGTCTACTTGTGTACTAACGCCAGTGATAATCGGTTTGTCATCCGCCTTGGTGCGATTAACAAGCGCCTCACAAGCCTCTTCGTAAGTGGCAAAACGACCGCCATGAATAGACTTCTTCAGTTCTGGATCCCACCAACGAATGCCGTAGCGGCCATTACTAAAATAAACGCCTTTCACTTCTTCTCCTCTCGAGCCAACTCGCGAATGTACAATCCGAAAGTGACCAAATGACTTGCAATCTTATCTAGTGATTGCTGCACTGTAGGCTCATTTTCCACAAAGAGTGGGATAAGCAATGGCTGCTTTTCCCCTGCCCATGAGCTCGACACTACTAAAGCGACGACCGATCCGTCCACCTCTATATGCACTTTACGCAGTGCATCTTCGGTAAGTGTTCGTTTTTTCATACCATATCTACCTCCCTCTCTGGTAATTCTGTAAACGTGTCGTAATATGCATGAAACACGTTTTTAGCCATCGGCCTTAGTTGTACAGGAATAGTGTTCAAAACACTCCCGTCTTCAACATCAAGCTTACGCCCTAGTAACTCAAAACAAAACTTCAAAATATCGCGGACAACTCCTAAATGGAGACCGTTCCGCATCGATATTTCAAATAGTGTGTAACCCTCGCCCCACTCTCGTAATAAAATTAATGACATTGGATGATTATCTAGCATAAACCGAGCATTTTGCTGCAATGCCTGCTGATATGAGATTCCATCATCGGTGGGAAGTCTGTCATTAAAATAGTCCCTCAATTCCTCCCGAAGTAACAGACGACTTTTCATGTGTGTTTACCCAGCAAAGGTCGTGATAGCTGCAAAGATTAGTGCAAAAATACCCATAAGGTTGCTTAATAAATTGCTTATCACTAAGAATCGACTGAAGAAGCTCAGTAAGCTTCGCAAGTTTTTGCTCGTAATCTACCATTACGTCGGCTTCAATAAGTTCAGCGGTTCGTAGGTGATGCCAGAATACTTTCTCTGGTTTCTTCCCATACACTTGCTCGTATGCCCATACATACAATAAAAGTTGCGGATTTACTGCAAGCTCTGCCTTGGTTGGCCGCTTGCCAGCACTTTTATGGTCAAGAATGTATCCTTCCTCAGTAATCATGTCGATAAAACCCCTCATGATTACCAGCGGGTTTTCCTTTGGGAACGGAAATCGAAAACCGAATTCGATCTCCGTAGGATTTAACCGACCCCAATCAAAATCTCGAATGATGTCTTGGCCAATCTGATGCGCCTTGCTAATTAGATTCCCCGCTACAATGCCGGTCTCCGAAGACGCGGCTGCTCGAGACAGCTCATTGAACTTTGCTGAGAATACACTTAACGGCAGTTCTTTTGACTTATAGTAGTGCTCGATCGCATAGTGCAGTGCACTGCCCATCACGGTGTACGCATGCACGCTCTTTGGCTGCGACTCATGATACTGATAGTAGTACATGCGGGCACACGTCTTGTACGTGTTGAATCGTGACGCACTAAACTCTGGTAAACTACTCACTATCTTCTCCTACTGGCGCATCAAAGCGCATTTTGATGGTGTACGCTGACGAGGCGAACATTGACTTGGTAAACTCGAGTTGTTTGCAATGTGCATCAAGTACAGCCAGCTCACCCTTCAACTCCGCTAGTTCATCGAGTAGCGTTGACGTTGCTTGAAATCGTTTTGCTCTTGCTGCATTACTTCGAGGCTTATCATCCTCAATTACAATTTGCTGCTCTATTCGCTCAATCTCCCGCTCTTTGAGAATGACAAGCTGCTTAATGCGGCCGAGCGATTTATACGCTCGAGTCATGTCATAGTAGTCAGGTGCATTTGTAACCCAAGTTTGCAGATCACTCATTGCTGGATCTCCCTTCTAAAACTAACCGGTGAAGTTCTGTCATATCAAACTGTTGTAAACAGTTTTCAAGACCCTGAGCCTTTTGCCCTTTAAATTCATACCACGCCCCGGCTTTACGTATTATACCATACTCTAGAGCTAACGACAACACGTCGTACTCAGGCGCAAGTCCACGTCCTTGTCGCATAATATACTCACATCGTGAACCATTACCACCCTGCTTAGACTTCGACACCGTTGCTTGGATGGTAACAAGTTCTTCTTCAGTCTTAATACGAACAAGCTCGATAATTACGCCGGAATTATATCGCAACGCGTATGGTCCAAACGGCTTCTTATTAGTACGCGCCATTGGTGAAAGGTTAGCACGATACTGATTGATAAAAACCATAAGTGCTTTTGCGTTATCGACCAAACCCACAAGGCGAATTAACCAACGGCTTAGTACACCAGCAGATCCGGCCATGCGCGCTGGATCGTCCATGTCCTTTTCAAACTCGTCCTTGGTAATCATTGCGGGTACACTATCAAACACTACAACTTGAAGACCTTGGGACAATAGTGCCTCAACCTGCGGTAATGCTTGCTCAGCAAAATCAGGTTTGTATACAAGCAGCTTACTCGTATCTACACCGATGGTAGCGGCATACGTGGCATCGTATGTTCGCTCAAGATCGATGAAAAGCGCATTGATATTACGCGTTACTTTACCGATAGTAATTGGCACGTCTTTTATACCCTTACGCTGTGCCTGAGCTACGTAATCAAGAGCTAATGTTGTCTTACCATGTCCTGCGTCTGCGAGGAGCTGAACAATCAACCCCCCGCGAATCCCTTGGCCACCAAGTAACTGGTTTAGTGAAATAATACTACTTGGGTAGTATTCGAAGTCTTGAGGATTATCCCCAAAGTTCAATCCGGTCGTGTCTAACTTACGTGTCATTTGTCGTACCTCGTACTAATTGCGGGTTCTACTACTACACTTGAACCTAACCGCGGTAACACTTGACGTGCTGCCTTCTCCATTGCATCCTTGAGTATACTGGCCGCAGTCTCTGCGTACGCAATGGTACTCTCAAGTATGATCTCATCGTGCACTGTCGAGATGATAGACGCCTGCTGCTCGTCCAACCGTTTATACGTGTCAACAAGCGCCAACTTTACCATCGAAGCTGATAGTCCCTGAATTGGGAAGTTCATCGCCTCACGCTCTGCTGCCTCCTTCTTCCATTTCTGAGAGAACTCGTCTCTGTTCCAGTAACGACGGCGTCCAAACGAATCCGCTACCCATCCGTATACTACCGCACTGCGAGCACTCTTCTTGAGCCAAGCAGTGGCTTGAGGAAACAACGCCTTCCATGAGTCAATAATCTTATCCGCTTGTGCTGCATTGAACTTCACATTCAGCGGGGCAAGTTGAATGGTCATCTGCTTGGCCAAACTTTCGCCACCAACTGAGTAAGCAATCGAGTAGTTCACCATCTTAGCAACATCACGCCAGATCTTGTACGGATGATCCTTTTTGTTCTTGTTGTTGATATCCTTGACCCCAAGAATCTGCTGGGCAACAAACGTATGCAAGTCATCCAGATGACTATCCAAAACCTCATCCCCACTGGCGTCGGCGATAATTACTAGCTCAATGGTTGAGTAGTCAGCGATAATCATTCGATGCGTCTCTGCATTCACTGCGAATGCATGACGTATGCTATGTGGTAATCCTAAGTTCTTCATCTTCTGATCCGAGGGAAGATTCTGCATATTTGGTCGTGAACTACTAAACCGTCCAGTAGCGGCCCCAATCTGCGTGAACGTCGCATGGATACGCTTAGTAATAGGCGACTCCATTGACTGGAGCCCCTGTACGTAAGTGGATTGAAGCTTCCGTGCACCGCCAAGATACGCGTGCATACGAAGGTAGAAATTCTCGTAACGACCGTACGCGTCAATCGACTCGAGCAGCTCATCCTCGAACAACGACGAGTCCGGTACGTACTTTGAAGCAGTCTTACGATTACGGTAATCCCACTCTGTTACCGTGCGTGCATTGAGGTCGGTAACGTCTATACCAAGAGCGTTAAATGCGGCCAGCATTTGCTGATTGGACGAGGTGTTAATCGCACTATACCCGTCCTTTGTAAACACGATCTGGTCCACAACCCCAGCGCTAATAAGCGCGTCCTGCATGCCCCGCTCAGCCTCAGCTATTAACTGATCAAGCACTGGCTGAATACCAATCAAATGGTCCTTCTGAAATGGCATGCCAGTGTACTCCATCTTCGCGACTACTGGTACAAGATCCATCTCTAGTTGATATACTTGATGTAGGTCGGCATCGAGAATGTCCTTCAGCTGCTGAGCATAGATCGCAGGTAATACCGCAACATCAGTAGCGGCGTACGTAATCTGATCGTCTGTCAAGTCAATGCCTGATGCGCCAATAAATGTATCACGAACAGACTTGTCCAATGACACTTTTAATCGACGCTGTGCCACAGAGGCAAGATCAAACTTATTCTCAATACCAGCTTTAATCAGAACCTCCGCGAACCGCGTATCGTGTACTGGCCCAACCATATACCCAGCAAAGTGGTAAAACACCTTAAGATCAAACGACGCATTATGAATAACTTTGATCGTTTGTGGTGAGGTTAACACACCCTCAAAGTGACGCAAAGCAGATAAGGGAATGCGCGTGAAATCATAGACATAGATAGTCTCCTCCGTACCGAGCTGCACCATAAGCAGCTGAGAAGCCCGAGGATCTAACCCAGTAGTTTCCGTGTCTAAATAAACCACGGGACTGAATTCGAACGTTTCCAACGTACGCACGAGATCGCACTCACTCCGGACGATTTGCACTTGCACTGTGAACCTCCAATCGATAAGTCGGAAAAAGAAACCAAAAGCCATCTCGAGATGCAACCAACTGGCAATCCTCTAGCACAATAACTAACGAGCCTGCATCAAAAACAAGCCGCAGGCACTTAGGAGTGTACCCTTTACCATCCGACCCAATCCGCTTCTCAGGCGGATTAGCCATACCTGTGAGCTTCTGCAACTCAACAGAGACCAAAGTAGCACTGAATGAGTGCGAGCCAAACACAACCAGTAGATTCTGGCCAATTAAGGTGGATAAGGCTGTTACTTCTGTACTAGGCTGTTTCATGCTTCCTCCAAAATCTGCTTAAATTGCACAACCGTCAGCAAATAATATAACACGAAGTCAATCCATACACAAGTCACTCCCGGGGATTCTTTGCAAGTCTGTGCTTTACTCAGCGGAAAGATCGCCGTCTTCGTCTTAATATTATCAAAACGAAGTATCTTCTCTGTAGTCTCGTTAATAACCGCTATCTGACCCATGTCAACCGCTTTGATTAGCATGTAGTCATCCGTACGACCATGATAGCGGAAAATCAACGCTCCGAAAAGCGCTCGTGTTTGCTTTGCCTCTTCGTGTATCTTTCGTAGCCACGCTTTACTGATTGCAATACACGGCTCACCATATCGCCAAAGCTCGGTAAGCTTACACTCAATAAGAAATTTACCCGGGCGATTATTGAATAGCACAACAACATCACCCTTAGTGGTACCGGCCCCAGATTGGGGAGTGCGATCACCCCCAAGAAACTTTGCAATGCGACGCTCCATTGCCTTGGACCGCTGCCGATTCATACGATTGCGCTCACGTCGCTCTTCTTTCAGCCGCTCGAATTCTTCGGGCGAAGTGATTGGCTTACTAGTAACTGAACTTTTGCGTGCTCCCATTAAATATCACCGTACTCGTGCCGAGCCTCCCATTACGATTTTTATGAAACTTCAAACCAATTGCGCGATTACCCAGTTCGTCTGGTACATCATCGATAGGAGACATTTCAATCACCGTATCGGCGACTTGCGAAACCTCACCTGAGTCACGTACCGCATCTAAACCCTCGCCGACCTTGTTCATCTGCGAAAGCAGTACTACTGCGAGATCAGATTCTTTCGCAGCTTCCTTCAAATTCTGAGCAACCTCACCCAGATCATAGTTCTTCAGACCTGTATTATGATGCTTCACAATCTGCAGGTAATCCAAAAATACGACGCGACATCCAGTACGAGCGGCATCACGAATCTCCTTGCGAATGCCTGCTAAACTGATAATGGGGTTGTCAATTACAGCCATCGGTAATGTCTGTATCATAACAAGCGCCTGTTCTACCTCAGTAAGTTGGGCACCAGAAAGCTTACCAAACTGTAGCAGTGTAGTGTCAATGTTGAGCATGTATGATACCCACCGAGACATCAACTGCTCTTTGGACATTTCCAGCGAAAAGAACAAACTTGATGTACCGTACTGCAACGCCATCTCGAGCATCGATTGACCAACAAGAGCAGTCTTCCCTGTACCGGGTTTGGCCATAATGACTGATAGGCTCTTCGGCAGCCACTCGCCACCAAGCATCTGATCGAGGAATCGAATACCAGTATGCGTAAACTTATACGTACCGTTGTACTTTCGATTCAGATCGGACATTAATTTTTGAGCACCCGGTAGTAGGGATAGATCCGATGATGGCATAATTGGTGCGAAATTCAGCACCTCGGCCACACGCGTCTCGTTTGGGTTATACTCCTTTGCCTCAAGAGCCAAGATCTCGGCTGCTTGCTGAAGCTGCCGTCTACGCGCTGTAATAGACAACTCGTCTATAATTGCGCGCTGATTACACTGAATTGAAAGCATGAGTTCACTTGGTACGTCACCATTGAACGCCAACCGTATAACTTCGTACGTTAACTCACCGTAGTGCGTGTACGCATTCTTCAGTGCGTTAAACACAATTTGCCGCTCATCAGTAAACAGCGCCGGGGTTACTTGGTGCATTACTTCTGGCGATTGAGTGAATGATGAGAGTAACCGCCACTCACCAACTACGTCTTGTTGCATTGCTCGGTCTCCTTAAAAGTTGGGCCCACGTTTCGTAGGGCAGTGCTTTATCCAGTACTAGTTTAAGTTCATGTAGGCCCTTTGTCAAGACGAATTCGTCAAGATCCATCTTCTCTCGCCCCATAAGCGGTAGAGTTGCAACCTTACATGACTCTAGTCTAGATGCTAACTTATCAATAGCTTGGTATACTGCCTCATTCACTGTAGGACTTCTCTGCGAGTCAAACACGACCGTAACCGACTTTGCGGACAGTTCACGCACGCGCCACTTCCATGTGTTAATACCGGGCAATCCTATTGTCGGGAACCCGTGCTGCGTGGCAACAATCGCCTTTATTTCTCCCTCAGTGAGTAAAAAAGAATCCGCTGAAATCTCAGCTCCGTACGGCCACTCATCCGCACCACGCACATACGCAGACCCAAACGGTCCTTTATACTTGACAGATTCATCGTCAAGGGCGCGTCCACGCATATCCACAATCGCTCCGGTGGTTGGCGCAATGTACGGAAATATAATACGACCATGAAGAACTGAATTTCTCCCAGAGCTGATACCCGCAGTCTTAGCAATTGGAAGATCGTACAAACTATGATGAGTATCGGGACAATAGCCTATACGACGTTGCTGAATTACTGAATCAGAGATACCGCGCTCTCGAAGATACGTAAGTGCCGCGCCAGATAAACAGCTCACGTAGTAGCTTACGCACTTTCCGTAGAAATCACGGATTTCTTCGATCACCTCGGGATTACTAGTAAATGCATTACCACCTTGACTACGCCCATTACGATAGCCACAGTTAAAACAGTAAGCGAGTCCGTTATGCGGCGTAACATACAAGTTGTGTCCTCCACATTCAGGACAAGTTTCTTTATGACCGCTAGCCATGCTTTACTCCTCTAAACAAAAATGTTGGCGGTGAGGTAAATTCTCACCGCCAACACCGGACTAAAAACTAGAATAACTCTGGGGTCTCAGCAAGCTTCGGCATCACTTCAATGTTGTATGCTTTGCACACATCACCGTAGTCGGCCCCCTTGACCAGATCCTTAACAGCGTCCATTGGGAATGGGCGAGCATACTTGGCCAAATCAAAACGCGGTGCAGACAGCAGCGAACCCGGAATAGGATCACGATTTGTGCCCACATGCACACTACGTGTCGTCTTAATCTCCTTACCACGCGTGATAATCTCAATATCAATCTCCGTGATAGGAATCAGCTTACCCGTATCATCGTCAAAAATCGTCTTCGAAAGTTCCTCAATGTCATTCAACATGCCATTGCGACCTTCCCCGGATGAAACAGATCCCTCAAGCACCTGAATCGCCATATGACGCTCGGGCTTATAAGAGGTAAGTGTTTGTGTCTGACCGTCCAGCACAGTAATAAACTGATTCTGATTGTTCGCGTAAACGACCGAACCATTCTCAAGCTTAACCACCATTGACTTGTCCAACACGTTCATAAAAAAGCGACAGCGGACTGCTTCGTTCACCTTAGCAGGCAGTACAGCGCGAGTCAAGCTGTCCACAAAAATGCGACGCTGAACCAATTGCCCGTTCTTAGCCACAGGCATCCACACTGACAACACCGTAGGTCCAATCATGGGTTCCGTTGGGTTGACCAAATCAGGAAGGAAGCGGATAATACGCTTACCTTCGCGTGTGTTAATAAACACGTTGGTCTGTTGAGCCGCGCTCGGTGAGCTGTAGGTCGGGATCGATTCAATCATCTTGCCAAATGCCATCTTAGTCATGCTCCTTGTGCATTGCGGCGATTTCTCTCGCCATCGAATTGAGTTCATCAAGCACTGCTTTCCGAATCTCTGGAGTTACTATACCAGACTCCTCAAGCCGTGTCAAGAGTCTTTTTATGTATTTTTTGTTGATCTTACTGATTTTTAAAGAGTCCATCGATAATCTCCACGAACTGACTTCCAATATTCTTCCATGAGAATTTTGCGCTACGCATATGCTCTAATGATTTTTGGCCGAGTTCATTACGCTTTTCTTGATTTGTGTACATGTAGTGAAGCGCTTGAATCGCGCTTTCCATTTCTGTTACATGATGAATTGTGTTTAATCCGCGATCTGTAAGTTGAGGGAAGGGATAGCAGTCCATGTACACCGCATTACCTTCGGGCCACTCACTCAAAGCTGAGTGGTTTGGAATAATTGCCGGCTTTCCTGCAGCCATTGCTTCTGCCACTGGTAAACACCAACCCTCTGCCGCCGTAGTTGTGAAAAAAACATCGGCATTATTATATACCATGTTTAGTTGCTGCGGAGTCAGGCCCTTTGCAGCTGTGATATTCGGTGATGAAATTACCAGACGATCCTCGATACCTAAATACTCACACCACTGAATTATATCAATACCGAAATCCTGCAAAGCACCGTGATAGTAGATCTTTACACCCTTAGATAAATTGTATCGCTTTACCCATTCAGAAAAATAATAAAACGTTAAATCAAGTCTTTTACGTGGTTGATTACGCTGCAAACACAAAACAATATAGTCTGTATCTTTTAGATTCATTTGTTGACGCAAAACCGCACGCGGCACGTCAATGGGGTGAAACATCGTAGTATCTACTCCGTGTGGAACTACAAAGACATCAGAAACGTCTACTTTTGCCAGCTGCTCTTTACCGAAATTAGTGTATGTAGCTACAGCATCAAATTTCTGAAGCCCTTGTGCAAAATCCTTTTTAACATTCTCTGCATCAATTGGGGTGTACAAAACAGTTTTAAACTGTTGATCCTTAATTTGCGAAAGAACAGCAATGTAGTCGTTAGCAATCCAAGAGTCATTCAATATGAAAATAACATCCGGTCGAATTGATCGCACCATACTTTCAAGACGTTCCTTACCCCAAACGTCCCCACCACCAAGAGAAGCCGGGTACACTTTAAGTCCTTCGCACAGTGGGTCATAGTCACCGTAATAGTTCACACCCATAATGTGTAAATCATATTTTTTACGGAACGTTTCAATCAAATTCTTACTGACAACTCCGAAACCAGTTTGCACTGGAAAATCCCCGATGTACAGCATCTTTTTCTGTACTGGTACAATTCTTCCCATAAGAACTCCTTTAATAGTACTTAGTCCCTGTAACAATATTTACGGGCTGTCTTGTCGATTTCGGCACCGCAATTTTTGTTTTAAACAGGTAATTTATTTCCTCTAGCAACGCGTCGAGAACGACTTTCATTGCTCTAGAAGACTCAGTATTTGTGTATTTTAAATCTTCTGTTGACCATGAAACGAAAGTAGTTGAGCTACTTGTAATCTTAGCCAAATGAATTAAATACACAGCCATTAATACAATGGCATCCTCATCAATCTGCTCAATTACTGGGGGATCCGGCTGATCAAAATCTAAAAATGGATTTCTATAAACATCGTTTACATTAAATGATGAACTTATAAATGCATACCCATTAACTGTGCTTACCCACAGTTGACCGGACTCAGCAGCCCCCTGAGGTTGTAAGTCTGCAATTGCATCCGCAGTAAGTATCTGGTACTTTGCCCTCCATCGCTTTTGCAGTTGCTTCACAGAGTTTACTAACGATGTACGCACCAGCGCACTAGAAAATGCCGTACCACTAAAATCACCCAAGCGTATTCGCACTGAGTCGATTAGATAATCAAGATTACCACTTGTTGTTATCATAGTCACTCCTAATTATAGTTATTTTTGAGACTCTTGTCAACTTGGAGGTGTCGGCCAAGCAACATTGTTAAATTTTTGAGCTAGTACGAGTTCTGGAAAATCTCTTAAAGACTGTCGATACGCGTACCATTCATTTTTGTTAGTTATTGGAGAATCCGGTAAGACTCGCCAATCTGATTCACTAAGGAGCCTGTTTCGCTCTTTTCTGATTACATCTAAAGCCCATTGCTCGTGCGGTTCAATACGCTCTACCCCCACAGGCTCAATCTCAATCCAACGCACCATAGGAAAAATTTCAATAACTTTCATGTTAACCTCACTACTCTTAAAGCACCAGTTACGCTAATAGAGCTGCCACCAGTGTTATTTACAAAAAGTCCGACAGTATCGTTTGCACTTAAATAAAATATAGTTGTATTAAGTTGCCGCCCGTCATTAAATGTAAGCCCGGGTAACATTTGCGTGCCTGTTGTAAAACTAGTTGCGTTTTGGCGCACATTCCATGGTAAGTTAGTGGTAGTAGAAGTCACGGCGGCGTTTACAATGTAAAGACCGGCATTAGTAACAGTAACTTCGTATGTTGTTGCGTTACCTAAAATATTACCGGTACCAGCAACGTTTAGTTGCACTCTTGCAGAAGTACCAGCATTGACAGTCTGCCCCGCAGACCTTGATAAAATTCCTGCGTCTCTATGTGAAATACTACCGCTAACAGTTACATTACCACGAATATCGGTATTTCCATTTGACGCTACGATACTTACTTTATTTGTGTTAACAGCCACATCCCCTGTTATTGTAACCGCTCCAGTACTAGCTTCAACATTGTAAATGGTTGTTCCAGTATAACTTGATAAATTTATTCTGTCTTGACTTAATTCGTAGATTACTGCGTCGGGAACCGAGTCTGCATAACCCCTAATAGCTCCCGGAGGTAAATTAGAGTCTGCGTCGGGAGTACGGCGTAGATCTAGATTACCGTTGTAAATTCTAAATGCTCCTGTATAAGAATCTTTGAAGTTAACATGAACTGAAGCATCGTCACTGGTAACATTATTTGCAATCTCAAGTGTAGTCGTACCATCAAGGTTAATTGATGCTTGTGGACTGACTGTGCTTCGAGCGACATTGAACATCGCTATACCTTGTAGGTCACCAGATGTTCCTGAAGTTACAATAGTAAGTACATTAGAATTGAGTCCCGGAAGGCTTGTCTGGTTAAGTGGACTTGCTAGGCTACCAACGCTCATACCATTAGTATCAATTTTTGTTTTACCCGCTTTGATGTACCCACTTCCTGAAACTGTAATGTCACTATTAACTGTAAGAGTCCCCATGTTTGCCGCAACTGCATCTAATTGAGCTACGGATAATTTGTCGGCAGTAATTGTATTTGCCGCTATCAGACTACCTGATATAGTAGCGGCAGTAATTAAAGAACCGGAGATTGTATTAGCAGCAATTTTATCACCAGTAATTGTGTTAGCTTGAATCTTACTTGCTGAGATTGCATTATCGGTAATAAGCACACCTGAGACAGTTCCTGCTACAATTTTTGCTCCAGTTATAGTTCCATCAGCAATCTGAGCGGCGGTAAGGGTGTTGGAGGCAATCTTATCAGCAGTTAACGTACCCGCAGTAATCAAAGAACCTGAGATCGTAGCTGCTACAATTTTATCACCAGTGATTGTCGATCCTGCAATAAGCACGCCAGATATCGTACCAGCCTGTACGTTATTGCCCGTTACCGTTCCGTTTGCAATTAACACACCCGAAATTGTCCCGTCAATAATCTTACCACCATCGATGCTTTTCTCACCAATTAAGCCTGACCCTACTACAATAGAGTCTGAAACTTGTAGTGCAATTGTATCGATAAGCGTTGAAGACACATGATACGCCTTAATAGAGTTAACTTCTATATCATACTTTTGTATAATTTTTCGCGGAAGTATTTGACTTATGCTATAAGTACTTGAGCCCGAGTGAGTAATTGTGAAAGCACGACTTACTAGAGGACTAGGGAAAACTACTGAGTATGTACCCGGAGTTGTAATCGAGAAGCTGTTTGCAAATGGATCTTGCGGTGTGTCATCGTAGTAAGTCGCAATAAATAAATCGTCTAAACCACCTTCACCAGATACTATATAAGGTCCGGCAATGTACGCGGGATTACTGTCGCCCGCGTACTCCATTGACTGCACATAAAAAGAAATTGAACCACTGGTTGTTAGAGTAATGCTACCATAGCGATCCAGCTGACTCGTTGTTACAGTAGTCTGATGTACCCCTGCTGGATATGCTAAATACTGTTCCGAATTATCCGAGTACAAATCGTTTGGATTTAGAGAACCGGATTGAGTAGGGTATGAAAACAGAAGAGGAAGTTGAGTCTGAAATCTTCCATACGAGTCAGCGTAAGAAATAGATTGCTCTGTGTTTAAATTTAATAGATAATCCGAGTTTGTCATTTGACCCTCCATATATAACCGTAAGTATATTTGTTAGTCGGCAGTGACAAAGTCGAACGAACAAGATGTTTTGTCACATTAGCTACTCCATACTGTCTAACAAAGTCAAAAGGAAGCAAGATACTTAACCTGTATTTTTGATTTGTTGTAAATTGAAGTGCCTTAGCTATTAGTTTTCTCTGATCGCTGCTTATAAGTATCTTTCTTATTTGAGAGCCACCTATTAAAAACTTTTCAATTGAGTAATGTACCCCCTCGACCAACGGTAGATTAATAGTCGAGTATTTGTATGTTTCGACTTTATTTACTATCTGAGCATACTCTGCAATACAAATCAATTTAGTATTAAACGAAAATGATTCGTTTATTGGTACCGAGATACTATCAAAATCAAACGTTGTAGCCGAGATGACGCGTAGTTGATTTACAACATCAAGCGGTGTGCCATTTACTGTTAATGCAGTGGATGGAATTAACGACTTAGGTTGGAAAATAGAAGATCCGGTAATTTGTCCGTAAAACACCCACTGCTGGGGATTAATAAACGGTGACTCCGCCCGCGTAACGACGGTGGGTATGTTAGTAAAGGCAGAAGTTGCTAATTCGTTAAAAAAAGAATCGTAAAAAGTAAACGAGAGTTGTTTACTAGTTGTCATAAGGTAAAGCGCAGCTAATTCAGTGCTGGTAAGATTAGTCCACTTAAACAAGATATCCACCACGTTTATGTTAGTTGTACTTAACGGTGCCGAACGATCGGCGGACACTTGAAACGAAGTCTCGATATTGCTAAGACTGACTGAAGTATAATCGGCTTGATTAACAAACGACTTACCTACACGAATACTACACTTTTGGAAAAAGACACCATCTGCTTCAACTTGAGTTGAAGAGTAAGTATTAGAGTGTGAGCCGCTTTTAAAAGCAGTGAACTGAGACGCTGGGCTTGCCGTCCTCTTACTCACTGACCCAATTATCAATAATTGTCCAGAGGCAGTATCTAACTCGATTCCTCGTAAATTTTCTTTCATAACATACTCACTCAGTTTTAATTGATACCGTAGCTGCACCGGATTTTTAGGTTCACTGGTACTTTCATGAAGAAGCTGATTAAAAATCCCAGCTGAAGTACTAACTGGTGTAACTCTAAGACCAATTGTTACATTGTAGAGATTATTTTCAGCTTTGTAAGAGCAGGTATAATTACTAGTATCTAAATTTAACTTTGATGTTGTCGGTTTATGTGTAAAATTTGAAAAAAATACTCCCGTATAAGTAACCGTAGTGGAATCAGGTTTAAAAAAGTAATTATATGTCAATTTAGGCTGATCTATGTAAAGACCACTAACCGCATCAATAACGTAGTCACTCATACCTAAAGACTCGTTTGCAGTAAATAACGTGTTGGTTGTTATAGGTAATTTTAAAGAACTATTAGTCAATAAATTGTTTTTCAAAAAAGAAAAAGAAAGTTGACCCGATCGAGTAAATTTCCCGTTAAGAAGAATTGAAAGTTGATTACTGTTTTTATTGTAGACCGGGACAGATACAGAGGCACTTGAAACAAGTGGCTCAGGTGACTCTACTTGAACTAAATACTCAAACTTTACTTGCAGAGAAAATCCTGTTTGATACTCACTCGAACTTGTAGATCGATACAAAAAATCAAGTTGCATTGTTAAGCTAGATAAGTTATTTCTAAAATAAACGTACGGGTCTCCTATTTCTACTGAATCTAATGCTGCGAGAATACTTTGTAATTTATAGTGCAAAGCGTCAGTCAAAAGAGAAGCAATCTTACTAGCACTAATTTGGATATTAAAATTTGCAGCATCAGTTAAATTAGCATTTGCGTAATTCTGAACGGATTGAACAAGTGCCTCTTGATTAGAACGAGTTGCTGTGAATTGTGTAAGTTGAACGTTTAACAGCGAAGGGACTATTAAAAAATCGTACAATAACTCTTGATCTTCGGTAAACGCAAAAATGATTACATCACTTAACTTAAAAAAAGTAACAAACGAGTTAATCATTACCTGCTGTGCCGACCGAGCGCTGCTGTAAATTAACTGAACATTAGATATTCTAGAAATCTCTGTTGTCTGATTATCTAAAAGTGCAAAGGAAGTGTCTTTGAGAAAATCATTGATATCTGGATAGCGAAGATCTATCTGATAGTTATTATCAATTCTTGGAAGGGATCTACGTTTGTTATCTGACATTAAGGCACCCCCATAGTCTCTGCGGCATATCGGACATCGCCTTGTAAGTAGTAGCGTTCGCCATGAGAAAGACCTTCTAAAGAGTCAAATCCAAGTACAATAGTTTCTAAAACGTCACCGCAAAGTGACTGCTCTTTTAAAAACTCAAATTGAAGTGCAGCGGGCCAAGTTGCTACTGGATTATCTCGGTAAACTTTATCAAAACCACCCCACCCAATACGTATATTAGTCCCACGAACAATTAGATAGTCGGCCTGACGCGTATTTGAGTAGTAAACCGTAGCGCGCTCCAATTTAGAATAGAATCTATCAGCGTCATTTGAGGTAGAGCCGGCATTCATATACTTGTCATGATGATTTAAAAAACTTTTAGGTTTTGTCCAGAACACAGGAATATAACGATAAATATCAAGCTGTTCAGTAAGCAGTTTAACTGAATTAAGTCGAGTGTTTATTTCATTAAGATGATTAAGTAGCCCACTATAAGTAATTGAATTAAATGAATTATACCTTTCAAATACATCAAGATTATATTCTGTGTTGATTCTTGAAACGTCTGTTAAACGAAACGTTCCAATATAACTTGCTTTTGAGTACGTAGCTCCTTCTGCTGATTCTTGCAGATCAACAGAGAAATCGCAGTAATCATCGCTACTTTCTATGTAATAGGAGGAATGATTACTTAAACCACTGTAAGCCTGATAGATTAAAGGATAAAATCTATTTGTATTCTCAATTTGGGGAATAAGTGAGAAATTGAAAGAATCCGCATAATACAATGCGTTATTATCTGAACCACGTTTAAAAAAGTCAATGCTTGTTCCCAGTACAGTAGTTGCGGCATTATTATAGTAGGATACCGGATTAAATGTAGACGGATTAATAAAGTAAAAACCGTTAAACTCCGGAGCAAACGAGGCCCCGTAATTTGCGTTGTTTTCTAATCCGGCTGACGAACCCGCATAAAAAAGAAAATACCCGGGATCAGGAAAATTTGGCGGTGTTGTGATACTTACAGCCGGTGATCTACTACTAGGACCCATGGTTTGAAGAAGGCCTTGACGAGCGACCTTTCCCTCCATTTTAGAAAAGGAGACTGCCTTATTATTAAGTACTGTAGAATACCACTGAGGAACAGCAGCCTTACTTTCTTTATCTAAATCATATCTATACCAAGCAGCGCTTGTTACTTTCTTAGACAAGATACCTAACATTGTAAATCGAGTAAGTGTGTTTGTGCTTGTGGCATAGCTTACTCGTATTGTATTCTTTAAATCAAAGCGTTTTTGAGTATAATAACGTGCTTGTTGAGCCACTCTGCTGGCACTTAGATAATTCCAGTTTTGAATTAACCCGTACAAATAATTTAACATATTGTATTCTCGAACAGACTTAAAAACATGAAAATTAGAGCCGACAAGTACTTGATCCCACAATGCAACTCGTAGTGGATTATCATAAACTTTGAAATAATTAACTAGATACTGTTGATTTTTAATTAAGGTTTTTATATCAGACAACGATTGAATCGATTCTAAATTCTGCCATGTGTTCGGTACAACAGAGTGATCTATATTTGCATAGATCATACTAAAATAGTACGTGGACGTAGCATTGTCGGCGTCTCTATTAGGATTGTTAGATGTTGTATTATACGGTGCAATACGAAACTTTATACTTACTACCTCACCCGGAGTCAAATCTAAATTAGTAAGATCAATTGAAGCATACGAAATATTTGTATGATTTGCGGCAAGCGTAAGTTCTTCAAAAGTGTTTACTGGAGAACCAAACGCAATATTAGGATTGTATCGCCATATTCTATTGTATTTACCATATTTAGTCTGATTTTTTATTTGTTCGTGAATTGGTACGTCAGTATACTTTAAAGTAGTGAATAAGCAAATACTACCCATCTTTCCGTCTACGTGACGAAATAATTTTCCATTTGCGCTGTAGTTTGCGCGATACGATTGAAAAGCGACTCGTAGTGTGTGCATACCTTCTCTGTACACAAAACTACCTTCCCATACGTCAATCTCAGAAAAGCGGAATTTCTTGCCGCTAAGCGTAATTACCTTACCATCATTACCCGTAACGCTAATATCTCCGGTATTACTTAGAAAAAACATCGGAGGTGCGTACGCCCAGCTGCTAAGAAAGAGACGATCAGGTCCGTTTACAATCTGCTCAAGAACTTCAGTATTTTGTGCTAAATTATTTAAATCAGCGGCCGATAACTCTTGCCCATCAAATAGTGATGGAACAGTCGAAAGCGCAAAAATCATGACATCTCCTCCTTAAAATGAAAGTAACTTTGTATCAGTAGCCTGATAGCTGTTACCAATTATAAAAAAATCTTCGCGCTCTGCTAGATCGTTTACGTCTACGCAAGCAAGATCCATACGCGCTCCTGTATTTTTAACAATAATTTCAACAATTTTGTACTTACCCTTAATTTGGTAAAACGTACTATTAACAGAAACAATGTCCCCTAATGCCAATGTCGGATTATAAACCAAGTCAGTAAATCGATGTACAGGTCTAGGTCGTTTATGAAGATACTTTACAATTTCAAGCATACGCATCGCGTGATCCTTTGATTGAACGTATGCATTCTCACTCATACGGATTTCTCTAAAACCGGAGGGAATAATACCAGTCTGTACAAGCCCGCTAAACACAATCGGTATATCTTTTTTGATTGTTTGTTGTTCACCGGCAATTAAAGGAATTCCGTAAAGTGTTAATTTACTTAAGTATAAACCACGACCTACGTCGTCATTACGGACAAACACCTGCATAAACTGTCCGGGTGTCTTTGTAACGTCCTCAATGACTGTCCAGTAACCGGACGCAGCCACTGAATCCCAAAACCATTTATTTTTGGGATACATTACTTCATTTAACCGTGGAACCTTTAGAGAGACAGAGGCAATGTCGCCGTTAAAGTCAACTGCTTTTACAAAATCGCGACTTGTAATATACTCGTCAATTCCAAAGTAACCGCCGCTAGCTGCGAAACTAATTCCCGAGCCGTAGTATGTGTTGTTAGTTAACCTACTAACTGGTTGCGGAAATTCAATATCGTGAACATACTCCTCGCCGTATGGTAGATACTTACTTAAACTAGCATCAATAAGTGCTTTATTTGCACCGAGAAAACGCGGCGAGAACGTTGCGATAACTTTACCAAACGTCACCGCAGCCTCGTCATCGATAGATAAAGAGGAAAACATTGAATCAGTAATTGTAAAATTATTTTTTGATTTTGTAAACGAAAGGGCATTTACAAACTGCACTACACCATTCGCTGATTGCGTTAGCTGCCCGCCACCTGCAATAGCTAAAGCGGTTAAATCTTGTAGAATGTCTTCGCGATTCAACCACGTAAACCGAGGGGAAATTATAGACGCATCACAGTCAAAGTAAAACCGTGGAATTTGATTGGTCTCTTCTAAAAAAGTTTTATACTTATACGGCCTACCTCCGCATAGCCAGAATACTGTATTAATTGTTCCTATTGTACTACCACTAAGCGTGGTAGGATTTTGAGAATTATACAATTGCCCCCAGATACCGCTTACTGATGTTGAGTAAGGTGTTGGTGGATCAGGTATGACAGTAGCGGCAGGTTTGTTCTCCCACAATGGTGTGAGGTGCTTATAGTATTCGACATACCGTAAATACCCACAAGCTTTAAATGTCACCTGTGTCAGACTTTCCTGACGTGACTCTAGGAATCCAGCAAAAGCAGGGTAGAAGTTAAGGGCATCTATTGAATAGAGTACAAGAACATTGGCTAATCTCCAGTTATATTGCCGATCCGCAAAAAAATTATAGGCTGATTTAATCAGCGTTATTGAGCACTCAGGAGGTGCCATCTGTCCGAGAGTAACACCTGAGGTCATCTGAGTAGCCATAGTGTGCGATATGCCTATATCCTGCACATACTGGCTGGGTATTAAATTTGCCGGTTGATCTACCTTAGTATTAATCGCGGAAACATAGACACGATACGAAAGCTGATAGTTCATGTCTGCACCACTCTAAAACTTACTGTGTAATACGGGACATTAGTTAACGTTACTTCGTTGGCCGATAATTGTTCCGACCATGAGTTTGGATCAGGAATAACATTATAGGTCTGACCCTGAATGACAAGGTTAATACTTGTCCCGGATAATGCAACTGAGCGATAGAAAGTCTTTAGTTTTTCTACGGTTGCAAGAGGATACCCTTCTGGCGCAGAATAACGAATCAAGTTCCATGTAAACGTCCACTGGTCTTTAAATGAGCGATGCATGTAATGTACTGACCCATCAACTGCTTCAAGTTTATCTCCAAAAGTCACGGTGCTTTTTTGAAATGAACTTGCTTTGGCATCCATATAAAACACGGTTGTACCTTGATAACCGCTAAAGTATATTGGACTTAATTCATATGTCATATTTCTCCCTTTAGTTAAAGAAGGGAAAATTAAATTTTCCCTTCTTTAACTTTTTTAAGTTAATTACCTATTATGGCTCAACACCTTGATCCGGTTTCATTGGGTCTCTACCGTTTCCGGTGACTGTTGTAGTCGTAGTAACCACAGGTGCAATAGTACTAGCGTCTCTTACTATTACGCGTAAATAGTTTTTACCGTCAGCACCCACTTCACCGTACGCAC